GGAATTTTGTGTTATAATATACGCATTGTTGTAGAAATACAACACAGTCCTAGATAGGAGAAACTGTGGATAAAGCCATACAAGAGTATTACGAGGCCAGGTTTGACATGATGGCCTCCAAGGGATGGAAAGATCTGATTGAAGACATCGAGAAAATGACCGATGCCTACGATAAGATCGAAAGATTGACTGGTGTTGAAGACTTGTTTTACACCAAAGGACAGTTAGATATCCTCAACTGGATAATAAACCTTAAGCAAACTTCGGAAGAAGCCTATAGGGAGTTGACAGATGAAGCGGATATTTGAGTTCAAGTGTGCAAAAGGTCATTTAACAGAAAAGTTTGTTGATGATGAGGTCAGGTCTATAGAATGCCCTCATTGTCGCAATGAAGCTTCTCGTATTATCTCGTCACCCCGTATCAGTCTGGAGGGCATCACAGGTGCGTTTCCTTCAGCGTTTGATTCGTGGGCTAGAAAACACGAGGAGGCAACAAGGGTCGCTTACAAGAAGCAGCAAAGCTGATTCCAAGTGACATTTTAAATTTCCTAGAATCCATTGTGGACAGGAGGATAATGTGGCAGCATCTTTTACCGAAGCGCAAGAAGAAGATTTTGAAGCAGCAGATATTACTCAGCAAGAGACTCAGCAAGTAGCTGAGCAACCTCCTGCAGAGCAAGTACAGGAACAGGCTCCTCCGCAAGAGGATAATATTCCTTCCAAGTACAAGGGCAAGAGTCTTGATGATATTATCAGGATGCACCAAGAAGCTGAGAAGCTCATTGGTCGGCAAGCCCAAGAAGTTGGAGAAGTACGAAAGCTGGCTGATGATCTGATCAAGCGACAACTCGAAAAGCCCAAAGCTGAAGAGGTAGCCACAAAAGAAGACGAGATCGATTTCTTCGAAGATCCTAAGAAGTATGTTAATAAAGCAGTAGAAGAGCATCCTGCAGTAAAGCAAGCCAAGGAACAAACGGCTGAAATTCGCAAGGTGCAAGTGTTGAATAGGTTAAAGACAGAGTTCCCTGACTTTGACCAGACTGTGAGTGATCCAGCGTTTGCTGAGTGGATTCAATCCTCTCCGGTTCGTGTGCGTTTATACGCTGCTGCTGATGCAAACCTTGATTACGACTCAGCTTCTGAGTTATTGAACATGTGGAAGTATGTTAAACCTCAACCGCAACAGACACAGACACAGGCTCAGGCTCAGGCTCCTGCAGTAGCAGAAGCAAAGCAGGCTCAGAAAGCTGCGATCAAATCTGCAACTGTGGATGTTGGTTCTAATACTGGTGCGACATCTGCTAAGGTTTATCGAAGAGCGGACTTAATCCGACTACAATTGGAAGACCCAGATCGTTATTATCAGCTACAGGATGAAATTATGGCTGCATACGCTCAGGGTCGAGTTAAATAAACTTAATCATTTAGGAGATTTAAAATGGCTCTTGGTACCGATCACGTAACAAAAACGACAGCGGATAAATTTATCCCTGAAATTTGGTCTGATGAGATTGTTGCTGCTTACAAGAAGAACTTGGTTGCTGCTAACCTGTTCTCGAAAATGTCTTTCAAAGGCAAAAAAGGCGACACGCTTCACATTCCGAAACCCACCCGTGGCTCTGCTTCGGCTAAAGCTGCTTCGACTCAGGTAACTCTGATCGCTGCAACTGAGACCGAAGTTCAGGTTCTCATCAACAAGCATTATGAGTACAGCCGCTTGATCGAAGACATCGTCGAAACTCAGGCTCTGTCATCGCTGCGTCGCTTCTATACGGATGACGCTGGCTACGCTCTGGCTAAGCAGGTTGATACCGACCTGATTCAGCTTGGTCGTATCTGTAACGGTGGTGTAGCTGGTACGAGTGACTATGCTACGTCTGCTTCCAGCACGAACGCTTACATTGGTTCGACTGGCGCTACTGTGTACAACTCCAGCACTTCTAACGCTGCTGCTCTTGGTGAGTCGGGTATTCGCCGTTCCATCCAGCGCTTGGATGACAACGATGTTCCGATGACCGATCGTTTCCTGATCGTTCCTCCGTCAAGCCGTAACACGCTGATGAGCATCGCTCGTTTCACTGAGCAGGCTTTCGTTGGTGAGCAAGGCGGTAACAACACCATCCGTAACGGTCAAATCGGTGACGTGTTTGGTGTTAAAGTGTTTGTCACCACGAACGCTGACACGGCTGCTGGTAACTCCGGCACGGACCGTATCTGCTTGCTGGCTCACAAAGATGCATTTGTGCTGGCTGAGCAGATGGGCGTTCGTTCGCAGACTCAGTACAAACAAGAGTACCTCGGTACCCTGTTTACCAGCGATATGCTGTACGGTGTTGCTGAGTTGCGTGACAGCTCTGCTGTTGCTCTCGCAGTTCCTGCCTAATAGCTTTATAAGCTAACGGCTCTCCCTAGACTCACAAGGTCTAGGGAGTTTTGCTAGACAGATTACCTAGTCTCTCTAGCAAAACTACAACGGAGATTAAATCTTG